AGATCCATCAAGACCTGTTTCTGTGATACCTGCATAAACAACAAGTTGACCTGCTTGAACTGCTGTAGAGAAGTTAGAAGCACCTACGAAAGAAACTTTACCTGCTAGTTCATCAACTGCATCAACATAAAGTTCTGTTCTTGCTGCGTCTCTATTACCATTCATTCTTTGAGTAGTTCCATCAGATGACCAAATATCTACTCGTTGACCAGGATAGAATCGGTCAGGAGTAGTAACACCTGAAATGGTTACAATGTTAGTACCTGTACCACCACCAGAATCAACAGCAGAAATTGCACAAAGACGGTAGCTCAAGTTTTGGGAGAGATACCAATAGTTACAAAGAGTGTGAGAGATGTTCTTAGCAAAACCTTCAAGTTTTGGACCGATAATTTCGCCAATGAAAGCAGGAGTTGCTTCCGCTTGAAGTTCACCAAGAGTCATCATAAGGTTAGTAACCAAAGCCCGCATAGGAATTTGCAACCTATATGGTTTTTGGTTAGCACCAACGGTAGGATCGGGGAAGGTTTGAGTTAGGTTTTGTACATGAACTTTGTTAGCAGCAGTACTTGCTTTAACAGGAGTATCTGTATCACCAAATAAAACCCAATCCCCAGTTTCAGCAGCATTTTCAATAACACCAGTTAGACCACCTTGGAATACTTTTGTAATAAGCATGTCACGACCGATTGCATCGGCAGCTCCAACGCCTTGAGATGAAACAACAGTATCTCGCCAAACAGGATCTAAAGAAGGAAGAAAAACATCAACAGCTTTGTTGATAACTTCTTCGATTCGGCTCTCGTGTGTACTAAAAAGGCTGTCTGTAGTTGTAGCGTATGCCATTTTTTAGCCCTTTCAAGCTTTAGATTTACCACCTGCTGAGTCTTCTTGTACCAATCGGTTTAACACGTCATTCGTCCAATTATTTAATTTGGTATCGGCATGAGACATGGTGTCACCTTTTTGATAGGAAGGAGTCTCCACAGGTTTGGAAGAGAGAAGAACACTTTGCTCCGTTGCTGTTTCTGGTGCCTTCATTATTTGATCAGGATCACCAATTACCGTACGAAATTTATTTACCACAGCTTCCGCTGCTTTATTAGTTTCCTCGTTAAACCAAGAAAAGTCAAACTTTCCTCCTTGATTTTTTCTGTGATTTAATAAATTCATTGCTTCTTTTTCAATTTCTCGCTTAATCACAGCTGCTTTTGAACCGTCTGCATCCTCTCCCCCCAAGCGATTCATCGCTGTTAGAAGGGATTTTAGCTTAGGATTAGAAGAATATACTTGGTCTATACTTTCTGTAAGCTTATCTTTTAGTTGGTCTGTAGATAAACGTTCTTGATTCATACGTAATCGTTGAATCTCTTCTTGTTGTTGAGCAATAAGTTGCTCATAATTATTATTTTCCATAGGAACTTCCTTAGTATCTAGAGTTTCTTGAGTAGGAACAGGAACTTCTTCCGAAGCTTCTTGACTTTGCCGAGTTTGAAATTGGATATAATTATTTATATCCTCATCGTTGTAACCAGCTTCTCTCATTACAAAAGCTGTACTTTGCCAACGATCAGCATCGTTTCCATAATCATTCGTTATTAGCCTCGTAGCGTGGTTTTTGTACGCTTCAAGACTTTCTTTTTCAGAGAGAAGACGGTCGTATTCTGCTTTAGAAATAGTTTCTTCTACAGGAGTATTAACCTGTTCTTCCTGGGAAAGGGAAGGCTCCGCTTGGACTTCCTGGGATTGGATTTGCTCCGACATTCATATTCTCCATTTGTGGTGCTTGTAAAACAGCCACATCATCGGGACTTGGAACAGCTTCTGGGAGTACCATACCCAGACTGTCTAATAAAAATTCACGATATCTTTTAAATGCATTTTGTACTTGAGGAGCAGCTAATGCCATTTTAGGAGATGCCATGAATCCAGATAATACACGAAGTTGCAACTTTGGGGTTGCCATGTAAGGCGTAACCACAATTTGTCCAGGAGAAGCCCCGTTCCCGAAAAGGACTAAACAGTTCCTAATGACTGCTTCGTAAGCATTTCTTTCTTCATCTAAATACGCAGCTACTTTAATTCCTTGTTGGATTAAAAATATTTTAAAAGCTTGGAGATCCATGACTCCTGCTTTAAGCATTTGAAGACCTTCACTTTTAATAGCTGCAGCACTCTTAGGTTCTCTTTGAGCAATTGTAAAAGAGAGATCTTGTAGAGTAGGTAAAGGATTACTTTGTTCAAAACTAATAGTATTATTTTCTGGGTTAAGAACTACTCCTGCTAGATCAAGACTTAGTTTTTCTATTCGTATAGCTCTTGGGACTTCAATTAAATTTTTAATTATAGAACTTAAAGAAGCTCTGTAGCAGTTTGAAAAGGCTCTTTCAAGACCACGAGTAGGTGTACTAATAGCCTCATTAATTTTTTCATCTAAGTAGTTAAGACCACTAGCTGAGTCAACACGACCTTTTTGAGATATAAGATCTCGAATAGGATTTAAAGTGTCTAACATTTGTTTTGCAAAAGCAGCAGTCTTTCCTGGTTGATCACCCATTGTTACAGGAGTAATAGGGAAAGGTTTAAAGTTTTCTGAAACAGGATCAGGTTCAAAAGGTAAAACTTTTAGACCATCTCCAATATCTCTTAGTAAAGAACGTTCATTGAATTGCCCTTGAGGCATAACAAGAACTCCGTACCTATCCATATCCCTAACATTATTAAAGAGATTCTTTAATAGTTTTTCCATTTCACGACTAAGACCAAAGAGTAAGTCAAACATTCCCATACCGTGGAATGTTCCGTTCTCCATAAATCTAGCAAATCCAATAGGACAATATACTTCTATTTCAGAGTAATCTTCATCTTGAATTACATAATCTCCAGATGTAACTACATAACGATCTACTGTTCCTGCAGGTCCATCAATCCAAACTTCTCTTACTCTAATTAAAGTATGTACTGAACCCGAAACAGTTCTTGCAGAATCAGTTCCTTCAATGATATTCATATCACTTCCAGTATTAGAAATGATGTCGTTTTCTGCAGGATTAGACCAATCTGTTCCAATATCGTCTTCCCAATATTCCATGTGTTTTAGATTCTTTTTAATTCTAGAACCATACTTTTCTTCTAATACACTTAATGGAACAATACGTTGTCTTACTAAACCACTTGCTTTGGAATAGTCTTCACCTACTGAAGGAAAAGGAAATAACTCCCTAGGGTGAATTACTTCTAAATCATTTGTCAAACCTATTGAAGGATGATCTGTAATATGTCCTGAGATGCCACAACTTCCTAAAGCTGTAAAGATATAACAAAATTTACTTTTTACATCTTCAAGTTGATTGGCACTCATGGTGGAATCAAGAAGAATTTGAGCAACTGATCGTTCTCTTATGCCAGATAGAGTAGCTCCTCGTTGTTGAACTCGAGGACTTACATCTAATTCAGATAATTTACTTGATACCTTGTCTATTGCAGAAATAAGTTCTTGAGATTGGTATTCAAGATTCCCATTTTCATCTAAAAAATTAGGAGATAGCTTTCCAAATTCAGGGTCAAAAACATCGAAACGTCTTGCTCCTTGTAGGTAATAATACGCAAGAAGCCACATAGTTCTTCTATAAGAAGTACGGATTTCCTCTCGATCAGCGTGTTGATCAATTAGCCTTGCTAGGGCTTTCTTGTCCTTCGGTAGCTTCAACGTACGGTAAGCCATTTATATTTCTCCGTTTTTTCTTTGCAACCCCGCCAGGTACAAAATTGCCTGGTCCCATAATACTTTTTAATTCAGCATCCGCTAGTCCTGCAGTGTGATTTTCGGTAGATTCTCCTTTGTACACCACTTGACTGTTCTCTTCCTCAGATTTTCCATAATGGGATTTTAATAATTTATCAAAATATGATATAGGAATTACCACATGTTGTTGAAAATTAAACTCTGGAACTTCCATCGTTTCGATCTCCTTGCTGATTATCCATTAGTTTACTCACAAGAGCCACTGGAATGCTAGATAAATTTACCTCATATATCAATGGGGTATTGGTCTCTTCATTCATAATCTCGCCATCTTCCATTTTTTCTAAAGCGGTTCTGGTATCTCTGGTATTTGCAAAAGATTTGTGAAGTCGTCCTTTAATTACATATTGAGACATGGCTACACAGTCAATTTCATCATCATGCTGCAGTCCACCGTCTCTAGCATCAGGGTTAAATTCCTCTACTTGATCTAATAATCTGTTCCAAACCCCTTGATTTCTTCTAAATAAAGGGAATTTAATAAGATTGTTTTCAAATCTATGGTGCAAAGAACTAATTTTTGAAGCCTTATCTACCATTCCAGGGTTTAGTTTCTTTATTCCAGGGACATGATTTACACCTAATTCATATACCATTCCCGTACTAACCATAGAAGAAAGCGTATTACATAGGGTTAACCCTGTTTTAATTGCTTCTGGGTGTACTGTTGGTACTTTCCACTTATCGGCTAATAAGAATATATTCTTGATTAATACTTCTTCTTTGCATTGTTGTGAAAAAATATCTAGGACAAACAGAGTATTTGCACTATTAACTCCCATTACACAAGCAACTTTATAGTCAGAATCCGCACTAGAAGTATACGAAGTATCTACTGTCATAAACAATCGAAGGCTATTTAAGAACTCATGCATAGGATATTTATGAAGCATTTCTTTGTGATCTCTCCAACAAATCAATGTTTCACTCTCTCTTGGAGTATCTCCTATTAAAGGATCTACATCTTCTAGCCACCACCCGTGTTTGTCTTTTTCTAATTGAGGGAAATAACTTTCAGAAGATTCCCCTGGCCTTGCCATGTATTCTGCAAGAAAGTTAGGAGTTCCGATAATCTCTCGAATCTCTTCTAATGAAATTCTATCTTGTAACTCAGGATGATCTTTTTTATATTGTTTATCAGGAGGCCACATATCAGGCCAACAAGAGG